CGAGTTCGTGATCGTCCTCGTGATCTCGCTTCTAGTTCTGCGGAAGCGAGGGTTATGCCTGTAGAAATGTGGGCAAATCGCTAGGTTGTCAGCCTTCATTGCCATCACGTCTCTGTTTTGTTCGCTATATTGGCGGAAAGCAGGGGTTGGTGTCGCGGCTACTTCCTTTGTTCCCTGAGCATTCCGCGTACGTGGAAGTGTTCGGGGGCGCCGCTTCACTCCTACTGAACAAACCGCCTAGCAGGTTAGAGGTCTACAACGATCTTGACGGTGAACTTGTCAACCTGTTCGAGGTTATTCGAGACGATGTGGACGCCTTCCTGAAACATGCCTACTTCTTGTTGTACAGTCGTGAACTGTACCAAAGCTGGCAACGCGAACTCAAGAGAGGCGTGGTCCCTGAGGATCGAGTTGAACGCGCGCTGCGTTACTGGTACCTTATCATGTGCAGTTTTGGGGCTCATCCCTACAAGGGCTGGGGTTTCAACAAGCATACGAGGAAGAGTTTGCCGATGTTGATGCAGGACGCTCTAGGGCGCCTGCGACTCGTCCACGAACGCCTTAAGGCCGTTCAAATCGACCATCTAGACTTTCGCAAATGCATTGAACGCTACGATGATCCGGATACGTTCCTGTTCCTTGATCCACCCTACCTTAACACCACAGCCTATCGAATTGGTAAATTCACGCTCGAAGATCACAGGGCGCTAGCAGAGCTCCTGTGCTCAGTGAAAGGGAAGTGGCTGATGACGATCGGCAATAGACTTGAAGTACGACGATTGTACGCTAGGCTGCCTTCTAGGTCGATCAGTTCTCCTACATCCATAGAGAAAGTGACAGGCGGCAAACGGACCCACTTCGCGAACCTGATAATCCACAACTACACACCGCCGGAAACCCCGCTCTTGGTGGCCACAGCATCGGAACCGACCCTGCTTGATGTGTTCGGCGATGCCTTCGAAGGGTAATCCGCGGATCGTGATTCGCCTCCAGGCGATCTGGAAGAAGGCGCTGCAGACGTATGCTGCCGCCAAGGGCTTGACGCTTGCTGCGTTAATCAGAATGATTCTCATGGATTGGATTCGCGAGAGGGTGGCTTCCACCCAGAACAGGGTGGCTGCCAATCTGCACCACCTTGACATGTTAATTCGCACCTTGGAGACACAGGCCTACGCTTTCGGCATGAAGCACGGCCCCGATGTCACTAGGACTGCAACTGAGGCCGAGAAGGATATTGACACGCAGAAAGAGCGCCTCGCATTGTACGATGTTGCCATGTCAATCATGAAGGACGCACTCAAACTCAGTGAGAGCGAGGAGGCGGCTGCGAATAGCCGCGCCCGCATGGAGGCGTTGCGGCTTGCGAACGCCGCCAATCGAACTGCGCAAGCCATCCTGATCGGGTACGATCGCCGCGACATTGAACGTCTCCTCGCCGAGGTGAAGCAAACGAATGAGTCTCTCAGAAGGGAGATTGCAGCAATCTCAGAGGGAACAGGAAGATCTTGAGCGTGATCTCCAAGACCTGAAGCGAAGGAAACAAGGGGACCAAGGCGTTCTGACTTGGGCTAGGCTGAAGGAGATTGCTGAGGAAGGTCCGATTGCTTTCTGTCAGAAAGCTCTTGGATTCGAACCGACTCAGTATCAAATCCGGTTCCTTACTGAAGCTCAACGTAAACAATTCATTGTGCTTGTCTGGTGTAGGCAGAGCGGGAAATCCTTCATTGTGGCGGCCTTTCTCTTCTGGGAGGCCGTCAAATATGATGGTTGGCAGACCGCCATCGTTGGTCCGTCATTTCGGCAAAGCAAACTCGTGATTCGCAAGATCACTTCTTTCCTGCAGAAAATGCCGAAGAGTTTCTTGGTCGGTCGAAAACCGCTGAGAACCAAGATCGCTCTCATTAATGGGTCAATTCTTGAAGCCTATCCATGCAACCCAGACACGATTCGTGGACCAACGCTGAACCGCATATTTGCTGATGAGTTCAACTTTGTCCGCGACGACGAGGAACTATATGACGCTATCCTGTTTACTCTCGGAACAACGAACGGCGGTCTAATCGCCACTTCGACGCCGTGGGCTCGTGACCATGTCTTTTACAAGATGTGTAACGATCCGGACTTTTCTGATTATGAGCGCCTTCGTGTTAGGTGGGATGAGGCGGAAGATCCGAAGGGTCCTCTCAAGAAGAACATTCTCGCTAAGATCAGACGACAACTTGCAGCGGACCCTTGGCGTTGGCGGCGGGAAATGGAAGCCGAATGGGCTGAGGACGAGGACTGTTGGCTTCCCACCTCTCTGATAACGACCTGTACTGATGCCGAGCTTGAGATTCGAGAACTAGATCGGATGCATAGTTTCTGGGCGGTAGATCTTGGCCCAACTCCAACATGATTTTTTCGTGGGCGTAGACCTGGGCAAGAAACAGGACTATACGTGGCTAGGTGTCGTACGCCAAGACCCTGATGTGCTGCGTCTTTGTGCCCTGAAAGGTTTCCCTCTGGGGACTGAGTACACAGGCGTCATTGGCTATCTGAAGATTCTCTCGGAACGATTACAGACGGTGCATCGCTTTCTGATTGACCAGACGGGTGTCGGCGAAGCGTTTCTCGATGAAGCGAAGAAATCAGTTCCGAACATTGAAGGCGTTGTGCTAACGGTTCCGGTGAAGCAGGACATTCTTGGTCATCTGAAGATGCAGATGCAGCAGAAGCGTGTGCTCATTCCCTATCAACTCGAATTGGCCAACGAATTGAACGTTGAACGTTTCGAGTTAACCAAATCCGGTCAAATTCAGTTCTCGCATCCAGCAGGCACGCACGACGACCGATTATGGGCTGTAGCTCTCGCAGTTTACGCGAGCAAATCTGCGCCAACTGGGACTCTTTTGCGAGTAAAACGAACTGCATGATTCAGTTGGTGAGAGCTCGTGGGGTTCTTTGGTAGGTTAGGTAGAAGACTGCTCATCATTCGCGAAGCTGCAGGCTTGATGCTGCCGATTGCTAGAGCGTCTGGAGAGATTGCCCCAATCAGTCTGACCGTCTATCGTGATGCGTACATCAAGGACCCCTCAATTTCAGCCGCAGTCGATTACCTAGCAGAGCAGGCAGTTGGTGTTGGTTTCTTCGTTACATCTTCGAACCCGGACGTAAAGAAACTCGTCGAGGAGTTCAACGCCGAACAGGGCATGGATCAGCTTCTAATGCAGAATGCGAAGGAATGCGTATTCGGCGGCAACAGTTTTCTTGAGAAGGTCAGGGACAACGAAAAGCTAGCTGGTTTGAAACTTCTTCCGCTGACCAGCATTCGAAAGATCAAGAGAGATCCAACATCGGGGAGAGTCTTGTGGTATGAACAGAGTATCGGTGGCAGCAAGATACCTCTTGAGGCCGCGAACATTGTTCACTTCCGATTCAATCCGCAAGACGGGGAAGCTTTTGGTTCCCCAGTCATTCGCAGTCTGTTGGAGAGCTATCCGGTTGATGATCGTTACACACGTGAAAGTCTCCTGAAGATCAAGGCTAAAATGGAAACCATAATGCCGAAGATCTTTGAGCGATATGCGTCTCCGAAGAGCGTTTGGGTTTTCACCGGTGCCAGCGACAATAAGCTGAACGAGTACAAGACCGCGATTGAGCAGACACCGCAGAACGAGGACCTAGTATTCAATCCGAGCGGAAGTACGTCGTTCGACATCAAGACCCTGGCCATCGACCCAAGAGCCCGTTTCGAGGGCTTCGTAAACTACATTGAGAGCCAGACCGTTGCCGGCATGCAAACACCCGTCGTCAAATTGTATACGGCGCCCGGCTTCACTGAGGCAAGCGCCACTGTTGCCAAGGAGATTAGCGAGCGCAAGATAGAGTTTCTGCGTCGTTTCTTCAAGCGCGTGGTGGAACGGGAAATCTACGCTGACCTGCTAGAGAGCAACGGTTTCGACCCAATCAAAGACCGGGTTGTGTTCAATTGGGGTGTCGAGAAACCTGAGCTCAGTTTTGAGAACATAATTGCTCTCGCCCAAGTGAGCGCTCAAACTGGCGTCGAGTATCTCTCCAAGGATGAAGTTCGACGCATGTTACGTAAGTTCGGGTTCGAGGTTGAGGAATCACAGTCAACGGAAGTAAGTGGTGAACAACCTAAGGGGGCTAAGCCGAATGAGCAACCAGCAGCAACAAACTAAGGAGTTGAAGGAGAGTTTTCAGTGGGCGCCGGAGGAGTATATCCGGTTCCTTCGCCAAACCGAGGCGGGTTCAATCTACCGAGTCCGCGCCATACACGTGAGCAAAACTCGGAATCAAGTTGAGTTCACGGAGGATGAACTCCGCGTCGCCGCTAGGAGCCTTGGTTACCGTCCAATTGACCTGAATCATGTGCCGCCTAACTTGCCGTTTCCTGAGAACCGGGTTATCGATGCTGAGTTCGAGGATGCACGTGTTGAGGCCCTGATTTCGATTCGTGAACCTTCCGTTATGGTTTTGATCGAAGCCAAGAAGATCGTTGCGGTTAGCATTGAGGCTCAATATCGTTGGGCTGATGTGGTCTGCGATCAAAACGAATGTTGGTGGCAGCCACAAGGCGTGATCTTCACTGGTCTAGCGCTACTAACTCCAGGCGTGGAACCGGGAGATCCCTTGGCCAGCATCGTCATGAAGAAGATTGCAGGTCTCCACACGGAACCTGTGAAAGTGGAGTCGAGAGTTGGCGGGACAGCTAGACTCTCGCTTGAAACGAGCTTGAAACCGGCATCATCCGTTACGGGTATGCCTTCACGTGAAGACGATACCACACCAATAGGAGGAGGTGTCTCAATGGAAAAGAAAGAGGCTACACCTCCACCCGAACCGAAAAAAGCCAAGGACACCGCGGCGGCGACACAACCTGCTACACCTGTCCCGGCCGTGCAGGAATCAAAGACAACTCCGGAACCTGACAAAACCAGAGAAGCTGCCCCACCTCTCTCGAAGGAGACGGGTGCGGAAAGCGACGGTAAACCTCACGGTGCCCAAGAATGCGCGAAAGCCATTCTATCTGAGGTCCAGAAGCTCGGCGACAGGATTGGTTCACTTGAGAGCCAGGTAAAGCTGCTGAATGAGCAGCGCCGGAAAGGGTCTCGAGGAACCTAAGGCTGAAGCTGAGAAGAAGGAAGCATCCTCTGTTGAAGCACGACTTCTTGAAGCTGCGGTGAAGCATCAGCTCGGATACGACAAAGCACCTGAAGATCAGGGATGGAACTGGCCTACCGCGGATGGACGTCTGCGGAGTTGGGCTGGTGGACCCGATAAGCAGCACATGGATTGGTCCAAGTACCGTGAGGGGTTTGCTTGGTACGATCCAAACAATGCTGAGACCTTTGATGGCTACAAGCTACCACACCACGACATAAGCCATGATGGGCACTTGGTTGTTGTTCTTCGCGGAGTCATGTCTGCGGGCGCAGCGATTCAAGGTAGTCGTGGTGGCGTCGATATTCCTGAGGCCGATGTTGATGCTGTGAAAGCTCACTTGGCGAAGCACTATCGAGAGTTCGATAGGACCCCGCCCTGGGAGCAGCAGAAAGCTTCGGAACCGGTTCAGGTAAAGGAGCCTCAAGGAAATTTGGAGGTGGATAAGAAAATGCCAGAGAACACTATTGAAGGGAAGGTTGAAGCACCAGTCGAGAAACCAACCATTGCGGAAAGCAAGGGCAAAGGTCTCGTGGCTGCTGAAGCGGTTTCCACGATGGAAGTGGATCAGCGCCGGGTCCTTCGCGAGAGCGTTGTAAGACGCCTCAAAGGAGGATCCCTCAAAGAACAGTGGGAAGCACCAATAGGGCTCGCACCCGCACCTGCAAGCCGCCTGAGAAACTTCGTTATTGTCAGCGAGGTGATGGCAGGGAAGGCAGGGGATACGGTCACCGTGCCCTACGTCAAGGACTTTGACATGGACATTCTGGAAGAAGTAGGCCACGCATTGACACCCAAGACCGGGTTGACCGGAACCGTTACCACAGACCTGAAGGAAGCTGCAGCCACCACCGATGTCTCGTACGCGGACGTAGACAAGATGACGGAAGATGTCATGGCGCAACTAGAAGCCAAGTTTGAGCAAGCCAGCTACAGGGCTGAGGACAAGGATTTGCTGGATCTGTTGATTGCCGACGCAGATGTACCTGAGGTCGATCACAGCAGCGACACAACGGCCGACTTCAAGGCCAGCTACATTGCAGAAGCCTTAGGCAAGCTGATGGGCGAAGGAAAGGAGGTCAACTTTGGCGACGCAGTTGTGGTGATCAACGCAGCCATGTACGAGAAACTACTAGAAGACATAGCAGGCTCGACAGCTCTAGCGTTCGCACGACCCGACGCAATCCGCGACGGACAGATCAGGCAACTAATGGGTGTCAACATATCGACCGCTAACTACTTGCCTACCACTGGAACCACTACCAAGAAGTACAGCGCATACTTGATTCACAAGAACGCCTTGGTTCTCGCGCCGAAGCGGGAGCTTTTGATCGAGACAGAGCGGAACACCAGAGACCGGCAAGTCAAATTGACGGGCTCACACACTTTCGGGGATAAGATACTCGACGACAAGGCGGCTGTTGAGATCAAGACAGCCTTCGTAGCGCCATAGATCGACTGATCTCCCTTCTTTCCTGAATTTCTTAGATTCCGATTTTCTTACGGAAATTTCTCTCTCGACATTGGCAGATGCTTTGTTATGCCATACACTACTCCAGCCGAGGTTCGGAAACGGGCGCTCATCAAATGGGATAGTTTAAACTATGATCAAGGAGCGCCGTTCGCTGATGAGGCTGCCCTAGACTCCTGGCTTTCGGATACGATCATTCCGCAAGTTGAGAAGATCATCAACGACTTTTGTTTCCGCGTGGATTTCGGCCAGCACACGGGCGAAGTTGAGGTTTCCAACGGTGACGGGTTCCGTTCCTTCATCATGGCTAGGCAGAGACCCATCATAGCGGTCAGCAAGCTCGAGTTCAAGAAGGGTGATGGGACCTGGGATCTGAAATCAGCGAGTGATTACTACGTCAAGGGAAATCAAATTCTCTATCGAACAGTGATTCCGCGAGGTTTCCAGAACATACGCGTAACGTACGATTGGGGGTTCTCCACAATTCCTGCCGAAGTTACTTACTGTGCTGCTGAGATGGTCGCGCGGTTCCTGCAGAAACGCGTCGTCAACAAGATGGGACCGTTGGTTCGTGTCGGCGATTACCGGGTGGAACTCGCTAACCCTGATGTGTTCACTTCTGATCTGAAACTGATTCTCATAGAATACGAAGTGGACGCAATGTCAATCCAGTAGTCCTGTAATCGAGTAGGAGAGGTGCAACATGAGACCGTTGTTGGGTCAGCTGATCTGCTTTCTGAAACACCAGCACGATTTCATCTTTGCCTCAAGCTGCTTGTTCTTCTCAGATGGAGCTGTTGGGTGCATCAACATGTACCTTTGCTTGCGTTGCGGGAAACATGAGAGGACACAGACTTGATTGCGTCGACCACTCCTAGGCAGGACGTGCAAGCTGCCTTCAAGACACTACTGGACAGTGCGGGGCTTGGTGTGAAGGTTTACGAGCGTCATCCCAACGAGGGTGTTGAATCTCGAAGTGTCGTTCTCACGATCTTTGGTGGGCCGAGCAGTAAACCCGCAATCGGTTTGACTATCGGTCATAACATGCGTGGAGTCAAGGAGAACTACAGGCTCCAAGTCGACTGCTATCACAATAATCCAACGAACGCCGAACAGCTAGCGGACATCGTCGTGCAAACCATCATGGACCATCGTGATGTTCTGAAAACTCGCTACGGCATTGAAGATTTGAAGAAAGTTCTGGATATCCCCGCCCCACCTGAGGATCCTATGCTTAGAGAGTTCAGAATCATACTGGATTTCACCTTCAACATTCACAGAGCGGTGACTTAGTTTGGGTTGGGATGTCGAAATACTGGTTGACCAGATCACGCCGCGACTGACAACCTTCACGGCTCGGATGAAACAGAAGGTTGCTGAGAAGATGGACGCTGTGGGTCAAGATATGGAAGATCTCGGCAAGGACCTTGCGCCCGTTCGGACGGGCGATCTGAGGGACAGCATCAAGCATGAGGTCGACCCTGGGAGCCTGTCTTTGACTTTTGGCAATGCCGTTCTCTATGGCGGTTTCGTGGAGTTCGGTACCTCGCGCATGGCGGCGCGGTCCCACATTCGACCCGCCCTTGAAGCGAACCAGCAGAAGCTGCTGGACGCGATCGTGGAAGGCGTGTTAGCCGCCGCGGATTAACTGACTTTCTTTCTTGGTCATGCCTCGACTGGACGCAAGTCCAGCGGGCTTTGACAAAATTGCGTAGGAGGAGTTGGAAAATATGGTAGCAAGAACAGCGACCACCACATCAACGAAACAGACCGTTGTCACACCAGCCGTCGAGAAGAAGTACGTTGTCTTCGAAGCCACAGTCAGCACCGACAACACGATCCCGATTGACAACCTGTCCACGATCAGCGGAGTTGCATTGCTGAAGAAGTCGGACGGTTCCACAGTCACATGCACGGTTGCCACCAACATCATCACCGTGACTCAAGCATCGCTCACCGACGTGCCCGTACTGGGCATCGCCTACGGAGCCTAGGAGGACTCAATAACACATGACATCAAGAGCATTCTCTGCCGACGAGTACGAAATCCGATTAGCCGCAACTGAAGCTGACCTAGATTCCGCGGTGGCTCTCGACCATTGGGATAAGGTTGAGATCACCGTAGATCAAGGTCCGAAGAAGATACCGTACGGGATTCGCTCTCGCCTTCAAGAAGTCCACGAAACCCTGCTTGACTATTCAGGGTCGGCGAACGGGCACTACACGACAGGAGCTGTTGCTGGTTCATCTGATGTTCTGACTGCCTTCGGCATGTACGAGCAAGATGATGTGACGCGATTGTACCTGCGACTCACGAATAAGACGTCCGGCGAGAAGGTGACGTTGAAGAAGATTCTCGCTAAACCCAAGTTCACCATCGAATCGCCTGAAGGGTTCGCGGTGTGGTCGGTTGACTTCGATTTTGAGGACGTAAGCAAGACCTAGAAAGTTCCCTGACCGGTTTTCTCTTCCGGTTCCTTTCCGAGTTTCCGAGATTTCGTTTAAGAGTGGAGAGCTAGTTTTCTCTTGTCTAAGATAGAAAGCAGCCTGCTGAACAGGCTACGTGACCGCGATCTATTCATCTCATACGGCCTAGTAGCATCTCTGCGCCCAGATGACATCGAGAAGGTACGCGCCTGGCTGGAAAGCAATGGCGTCAAAATAGTTTTCCAGACCACGTCGACCGGTCCTCTCTTTCTGCTACGTGAGTACCAAGTGCGTCGGGCGCTTCAAGGGGATACCTCGCTGATTCGGGAGGTGTACGAGCGCAAGCAGAAGATGCCTCTCGAGCGAGGTTTACCAAAGAAAGCAAAGGAGAGTGGAGAAAAGAATGAGTGAAGAAGAAAGAAACGTAACTATACGTGAGATTCGAGTGGAGAACCGGAAACGCGCAGAACTCATCATGAAGGGTACTCGATACCATGAACCAGTGGAGGTCAAGGGCATTGACAAGCAGACACATACTTTCGACGTATTCCCCATGAGCGACGGGGACCTAGCTGAACTGCTGGATTCCACAGGCGTAGATCTCAGAGACATTGGCGACAAGGAGAAGCTAGCGAAGAATCTGAAATTCATGCAGAAGGGTGCGGCCCTTGCAACTGGTGTTCCAGACATCTCTAGGGTTCTGTGGCCTCTCGAGTCACTGAAACTGATCATGAAATCATTCGAACTCAATGAGTTGACCGGCACCCCAAAACCAGCTTGACCAGTTTCGCCGCCAGTTCGATTTACTCGGTACCTCTCGAGGTTCTTGTGACCGGATTTAGTTACAAGCTCGCGGATCAACTCCAAGACTTGACGCCACTGCAGAAGAACTGGTTGCTGAAGATTTGGAGCAAGCAGCATCCTAGAACGCGGAGGTGAGGCGCATGATTCGAGAGCTACTCTCTCGTCGCACATCAGAGACTGTTGATTGCGTCCCGGAGAATTTGTTCGTCAAACTTTCTAGCTATGGCTTGAAATCTTTCGTCTCTCCGAACAGTCTCGAACAGTTCAGTTAACGCCCAGGCTTTGTTCTCCCATTGGCGTTGGAACTCAGCGAGAAGCAGCGTCGAACCTCGAATTGCGGCATCAATATCGTCCATCGGTTCTCAGGTTATGTTGTTTTGTTTTGGTAATTAAGGTGAGATGGTTTGTCTGAACGCAGCCTAGGCTCCGTAGTTGTAGCCATCAAGGCTGTTGATGAAGCCTCGGGCGTAATGGACAAAATTCGTGCCAGCGTAGGTGTCCTAGGGTCCTCTCTAGGCCAGCTTGGTGGAGGCTTCGCAGCTGTTGGTAACGTGCTCACTGGTTTTGCGGCTGGAGGTGTTGCCGGCGCCGCTATGGCAGGCATTGGTCAGGTGGTTCAAGGGTTACAGGCCTCGGTTGCTGCCGCGGCGGAGAGTCAGCAGGCCTGGACCGATCTTCAAGCTTCACTGAAACTGACCGGGCCGGAATGGGATACCGCTAGGACTGCAATCGACAGTTTTGCATCGTCTCTGCAGAAGTCAACGGTTTACGAGGATGAGGCCATTGTTGGCGCGGTCCAGAAGCTTTCGACCTTTGGCATGAGTTACCAGCAAGCTATGGACGCCGTCAAAGTCTCCGTGGATCTGGCTGCGGCAAAGCACATGGACCTAGAGTCCGCGGTCAATCTTGTCGGCAAAGCGTTCATGGGCAATACGGCGGCGTTCACGAGATATGGTGTCGATATAACCACTGCTAAAGATGCGTCCAGCGCAGCCAAGGACGCGATTGGAAGTCTCGCTGATGCGTTGAATGCAATGGGTCCGGATCTGGGTGTTGTCAGTGAGTATTTGACCAGCGCTGGCGTCGCTATCACCAACAGTGAGGGCAACTTCCGTTCGTTCAAAGATGTCGCCACCGATTTGGTTGGAGCCCTGCAGGAAGGCAAGATTTCAGCGGAAGACTTCGCC